ACTTCCAATTATAAAACAACTATTACCAAACTTTAAAGCATTAGAAGCACAAAGTAAAAGTACTATTGCGTCTATTACAACCGATATAAAAACTTTAAATAGAGAGACAAAAACTCTTGATACTGCCTCAAAGGTAGCAGAAACTGGTAAAGGTTTTAAGAGTTTGAAAAAATCTTCTCTAAAAGGTTTAGGTGGAATGGGATTTGCTCAGTCTGATTTATTAGATAAAGAAGGAAAAGTTAATCAAAGACGAATTGCCGCATTTAGAAATTCAGCAGAGAAAAGAATCGGTGTTGCAAAAAATATGAATAAAAAAGAGCTTCGAGAGTTTAAAATGCATTTACAGAATTTAGAGGTTGCTGAAAAAGCGTCATTAAATAAGAGACAAAGAGCAAATACAGCACATGAACTTCAAAAACGACAAGAAATGAAAAAAACACAATTACGTCATGCACAATTACAGCGAATGATGACTAAAGCTACTCAAGCAGGTGCAGCCGCTATGAATATGGCCTTTAAAGCAATGGGATTTCTTGGATTAGGATTAATGATATTTGATTTTGCTAGAATGGGCATAGAAGCCCTTATGGGAGTAGATGAAGAAGCAGAAAAACTAGATAAAAAAATGAAGTTAATAACTGAGAGTACAGAACAATCAACAGAAGCCCTCAGAAAAATGGCAGAATTGAGAGAAGATGGATTAATCCCTCTTACACAACAAGCAAATCAATTAGCAAGTGCACTACAAGGAATTAGCTTAGGCACTCGAATGGGACAAATATCTAAACTAATGGAAGGTGTAACTGTTAAAACAGTGACTACTGGCGGAAGACAAAATGCAGGTCCTCAGGCGTTTGGCAGAGGTAGTGCTTTTAATAGTGCTATTGTAGCAGAACAAGTAAAAGAAGTTATGGTCACTACGGAGAAAACAGAAGAAGAACTAAAAGCAATAGAGGGGATAAAGAAAGAACTTTTAGCAATGTCAGAGATTGCTAGTGGTGATTTTAAAACTAACTTACTAGAAGCATTTAATTTATTAGAGAGTGGCAAACCTATTAGTGAGGATTTAAGTGCATCTCTTGTAAATCAAGCAAACGCATTTATACAACTTAATGGTAGAGCAAAAGCATATGCTCAAACAAGTAAAAAAGTTACAGAAGCACAGTCGTCTTTTCTATTACAATTTGCTCCAAGTACAAAAACAGGTCAAGCAATTACTGCATTTGAAGCAAATATGGACGCACTTGATGCAAGAATGGAACAGAATCTAGCTACTCGAGACGACTTTGCTGATGAAAAAGGTATAGATCGAGAATTACTTAAAAAAGGAGTTACTTCGATAGGACACCTATCAGATAAAGATCAAGAAGAATTTAGAAGATTACAAAAAGCAATTGCAGACGATGAAACAGAATTTAAAAGTAATGAAAGAATAAGAGATATATTAAAAGAACAAAGAGACATAGAAAGAGAAATATTATTAAATACTGCACAAACAGCAGCAAAAAAAGCTGCAATACTACAAGATGGAAGTATTGCAAGTGCACAGCTTACTCATCAAGTAAAACAAGAAGAAATAAGACTCAAAATTCAAAAAGCTATATTAGATATTAATACTGCTCAAAAAATATTAGATGAAACAACTCTAAAACAAGGATCAGAAAGACAACTTAATGCTGAAAACTCTAAACAAATAGCAGAACAAAAATTAGCACAGTTACAATCAGAACTTGGCATGACAGAAAGACTATTATTCATAGATAAAGCAAGAGCAGATTTAGAACTAAGAAGAAAAACTGGTGGAGCTGGTATGTTTGGTTTATTTGGCAAACCTACTGCAGGTCAAATAGGTCAAACTATGGAAACAATGGGCATGTCAGAAGAACAAGCTATAGCGTTCATACAACAGTTTAACATGGAAATGAAAATTGCAAATATGGAACTTGATACCATGGAAAAAATGGGAACATCTGTAGGAAATGCACTTACTGATGGTTTAGCAAATGCTTTTGTAAATGTAGCAAAAGGAACAACAACATTTGCAGATGCTTTTAGAAACATGACAATTCAAATACTTGCAGATATTGCAGCAATGACTATGAAAATGGCAATCTTTAAAATGATTGCAGGATTCATGACACCTGGTATCCCTATGGGAGTAAAAGGTAGTGCTTTACCTGCAAATTTCGGATCAGAA